GCCGTCTAAAGAGGCTCGCATCCATTCTCTTCCAGGATGAACGACGCAAGAGGGAGCCACTAAGGTCCCAATCTCTTTTTCAAAAGCCTGTCGCGCCGTCTCTTCCAGGTCCCTTCCTCGCTTCATGGAAGAACTGTCCGGTTGCTCGGAAATTCCGAACAACTTCTCTTGCCATAACTGATGCGGCGTCTTCCAGGGACTAACCCCCATAACGACGGGAGCATCGCTGCCCCCTATTCCCTGTCTTCTCCACTCATGCCAGTCTTTATTCATATTTAGCCTCGTCACATAGATGATCTGCCCAGGAGGCATAGTGATCTATATAAGCATTATTAATTTCCTCAGGATCCGGTTCTCGGCCATGCTCTTCTGTAAATTCTTCGAAAAGTTCTTGAAATATTTCTTTGCTCATTTTCTTTCTCCTCTTAATTTAATCTGTTCTTCTAAATACCCTATAACTCCGCTGAACTTCTCAAGAGGCAAATCGTAAATTGAAGTTACAGAAGCCCTCTTGCATATAAACTCTTTCATCCCTTCATCATTCAACTTCAATAAGAGTTGGTCTAGTTGAGCGGATTGGATTTCCGAGATCTTTGGCCACGCTATTTCTCCTGTCATTTCGTTTACGTCTCCTTCTAAATCCTTCCAAGGGTCTTTACCCTCATATAGGGCCTCTAACCTTACAGGACACGATTCCAAAGCTTCCTTGATGGTTTTAGAGATAGGCTTGGGAGGGATCGGTATTACAGAATAAGAAGTGTCGATTCCAGTTCCTTCCTTTTTAATCTTAAAATCAAAAGACGTAAGGTCTCCCCAATCCTCATTCATGCCTAAATTTTCTAAATCTTTTCTGATCCCATTTTGAGTGACTTCCATGACATAAAGACCCTCTTTAGCGTAATCCCACACATACATGGCCCAAAAAGGACGCACGGGTCTGGCGGGGTCTACAGAAGTCCTGGGCTGATCGTCAGGTCTGAATCTCATAGGTTTCTTATCTTTCCAATCGATCCAACCTCCAATCGCTTGTTGGACGATCCTAAATTTATACTCCCCTTCGGGGAGCTTGCTTAAGTTAACATAAGGTTTTTCAGTTCTAAGTTTTTCGTATCCAACAGGTAAGTAATTTAAAGTTTTCATAAAAAGTTTTCCTAGTTTAAGTTTGTTGTTTTAGTTTATACGACTTGGTCTTCTTGAAATTCCCTTAGCTTAAGCCATTCAAACGACTCGTAGCTCATGGGGCATACATCTTCATGGACCGTTTCTAAATAAGTGCAATAGTCTTCATAGACCAGATCGAACCATTTTTCACTTGGATGCATGGATTACCCCCTTAAGTTCTTTAAGGTGGTCCTTGAACTTAAAGAGATGCTTGCACATCTCTTCTAGGGTCTCGTGGATACAATCCAGCTGCCAGATCATCTCATCGAGATGGTAGATGCGATCGTCCAATTGATCTAAATTGGGCGTGTAGGTACTATTTTCGGCTAATAACATTTTCACACCTTGTTATGGTTCCTTTCTCCCTTGAGCTGTAACTTAAGGGGGATTTTTTCTTTATATCCTAACTTTCCAGCTTTAGCAACAGTCCTCTTAGGGTGTCTGCGTTAATCGCGTATTCATTAAGATGCCCTTATCTTAACTCGACACGCATATTAAAAGCAACACAAATGTGAGGGTTGACTTATAAAATACCTTAGCGCATACTCCCTAACATATGAAAAGGAATGTATGCATCTCATAAACTATTTAAAATCTAACCACATTTCTCAATGTGATTTTGCTCAACTAGTAGGCATCTCGGAAGGAGCAGTTGCCAATTACATTCGATGGAGAAGGAAACCTACTCTTTCGATTGCGTTAAGAATCCAAGAGGTAACAGGGGGGAAAGTGACTGTGAAAGACCTTAACGACTACTGGGAGTTAAAACAAAAATATGGATAAATTAACCGCCATGGAGAAATTGAATGTGATGGGAGCGGTTATATTCATAACATTTATTATAATTGAGATTGTAGCATCTGTAATTAAAAAATTTAAAAAAAAGAGATAAATATGGAAGAGGTTCTTGAATTTGTCAAGGGATTTAACATTCAAACAATTATAAGTATATTCCTAATGTTGTGGTATTTTACCAATCACATCGAAGCTAAAATCGAAAAACAATCTCAAAGAACAGACCGCCTTTATGAAATGTTCATTGACCTCTTGAAAGAGAAAAAAAATGGATAGCACGGATCGAAAAGAGCATCCACGAGGGCTTTCCCCGACAGAGAGAAAAAATTTTCATTTACTCATGGAATCCATATTTGAATTATATAAAAAAATGCCCATTCACGATGACCCAGAAAAATTCAGAAAACTAATTGGAGGATGTGATGAAAAAGATCCCACGCATATGGTTCTTTTTTTTAAAGGCAATAAGAGAGAATTTGATAAAATTATAAATTATATAAAAAAATATCTTTAAAAAAATCCTTGTCGTACCTATGAAAGGTTCAACGAGGTTTAATGATAGAGATAACCATCCCCCTGCCGCCAACTCCTTGGCAAGCCCCCACTAAAGGCAGGTTCGTCTTTTACGATCCCAAGGAAGCCGAGAAGAGGGCCGTTCGCTATCACGTCAGAGACCAACATTCTTCTCCTCCTATAACAGAATATACCGCTCTCGAATTCAAATTCACATTCAAGCCACCCAAGTCCACCACCAAAAAGAAACGTGCCCGAATGCTATCCGGGGAAATTATACCCACCCGGGCTGACTGCACTAATTTGCAGAAGCTTTACGAAGACTGTCTCAAAGGAATTGTTATAGACGACGACCGAAAAGTAGCAAAAATATTTTCGGAAAAGATATACGGAGAAAAAGACGAAGTTTTAATAAGAGTCTTCACACTCCAAGAATACAATGCACATAGTCTCAGACGAAGTTGATGGAAGTTATTACATGGACCTCATTATTTCCCCATCAGATCTAAAGAAGTTAAAACACAATGAAATGATCTCAGCTGAGGCCATTTTCAAGAAGAAAAGATACTACATGGGTATATGCCTACAAGGAGTTTGGGACTATGAAGAAGACGCCTCAGAGTCACCATAGACTTAGACAGGCAATTAAACTAACAAACAGACATGTTCCCATCTCAGACTGCCCCAAAATACTAAGGACAATCATCTGGGAACTTATGAAAACACAAACAAAACTAAAGAGCTTGGAAAATGCCTTTAAAAAAAGGGAAAAGCAAAAAAACAGTCAGTTCTAATATCAAAACGGAAATTGAACACGGGAAGCCTCAGAAACAGGCTGTAGCTATAGCATTAGATAAAGCAAGGAAATCTGGCGCGAGAATACCTAAGAAATAACCATGGAAACATCCATTTGTTTCTGTTGCGAAATGGCAAAATTTCCACCAGAGAAACTCTTAGACGACACATTCTTCCTGGAAAGAAAAAACGAATTCTACCCAGATGAAGAATTTGGAGACTCTGCTCTGGTATGTCCAGATTGCCACATAAAATTGTTAGAATATTATTTAAACAAATAAACTTTTTTTGATATAACACAGAAAGATAAACATTTCTTTAAGAGGAAGTATGGCACACAAAAAATCAGCACCTAAAAAAGCTCATTCTAAAGCACACATGAAAGAGCATGAAGAACATAAAGAGAAGAAGCACGCAGAGAAAGAACATAAAAAACATCACGGCCATAAAAAATAGTTATGGACAAAGAGATAAAAAAGGGCTTTGAGAAGGTAAAAAAGACAGCTTCTAAAGAAGAAAAGTCTTTGGTCAAAAAAGACAAAGTCCGGGATCGAAAATGCGAACACGCTGAAAAGATGGCAAAACGCAAATGAGATTAAAATTTAGAGATATTGGAACGCTTAAGTTCACAGACTTTGGGAAAAAACAAGAAATGATGCTCTCTGCTTTGTATACAAATCTCGCCGCAAAAAGGAGATTCGGCTTTTGTGATAATAGTATCAAAATCAAAGATCCCAGATAAAAACACAAAAGAAGAAAGGCTATGCAAATACTCAGATGTTCCCACCGATGAAGACAAATGGGTTTATGATTTAACTTATAGACCCATCCCCTACGATCTCATGAAAATGCGTTTTAGCGGCCAAGACAAAAGTGTAGTAAAGTCTGGCTGGTGGACGGGAATATTTTGGAAAGGATTAAGGCTTAAAAAAGACGACAAAGTAATAGCTTGGAAGAGGAATTTAGACTTTGAGTAGCGAATACATCGAATATACCATAAAGATAAAAGACGAGAAGAGCTCTCTTAGCGAGAAAGAAAACACCTACGAATCTCTATTGCTCAGCAAAGACAACGAAGAACTCAGAGCAAAAGTAGCCGATCTGGTGTGCAGATTTAAAGCCTACAACGACGTTCAAGAGAGTCCTGAAATAATAGTTACTTCGAAGATGGTGTGGCAATCATGACAGAAGAGAAGAACAAAGGTGGTCGTCCTAAGAAAGAGATAAACTGGACGCTATTTGAAGATCTCTGCAACCTCCAATGCACACAATCAGAAATATGCTCCGTGTTACATATTCACGACGAAACCCTAAGGTTTAGAGTTAAAGACCATTACGAGGAAGATTATCCCGTGATATACAAAAGGCTCTCAGAAGGCGGTAAAAGCAGTTTAAGACGCCTTCAATTTAAACTAGCCCACAAAAACACCTCTATGGCCATCTTCTTAGGTAAACAATGGCTAGGACAAAGAGACAACGACCAAATCCTAGTAGCTCCTCCAGAATTAGCGGATCAATTCAGAGTAATAATGGAGCAAATCGCTAACTTTCAGAGAGATCCGGCCCTGGTACTTCACAAAGCCTCTTAGTCATCCTTTCTTTAAAATATTCAATATGATTAGCATAAAGTAATACAGATCAGCATTAACGGTAAAGGCAAATTTCTCGTGCTGCGGAAAATTATCAAAGTACCTGACCTGATTCTCAAATTGCTCAATCAATTCTTTCTTAGTGATTTCTTCCTGATACTCATCGGGAGCGCTTTTTTCGTGGGCATAGTTTACGTTTTCCTTTTCGCCCTCGAAAGAGGAATTATCTTTGATATTTGTCATATATAAACCACATTTTAGGTATTCATGCAAAACCTTGCCTCAAAACAGCTAAAATTTATTTTAGAGTCAACAAAAAAAATCAACTTAGCGCACGGATCTGTACGCTCAGGCAAGACTATGGCTAATACATTTCGCGTCATGCAGGCCTGTAACGAATGTCCGGACTCTCAGATATGGTTCGTCGGTCATACGGCCAGCACTATTTTTGACAACGTGATCAGGCTCATTATAGAAAAAATGCCCGACGGTATGCCTGATCCACTTTCTATTTATCGGCCCTTCTGTCGATGGCAAGAGGGTAAAAGGGAGTTAATGTTTGTGGACTCTCAGCAGCGTTTGAAACGCATTTCTACTGTTGGAGCAAAAGACTCCGGGGCGCTTGGAGCGATTCAAGGCAAAACAATGTCTATTGTTTATTGCGATGAAATGACTTTATACCCGCCCATGATCATTGAAATGCTCAGTACACGCATATCAAATCCACACTCCATGTTATTCGCTACCATGAATCCTTCTTATCCTACACACATACTTAAGCAGTGGATAGATAAAGCTAGAGAAGGTGATCCCAATTACTATGAGTTGCAATTTAAACTTGAAGATAATCCCTACGTCGATCAAGACTACAAAGACCGTATAAAAAACAGCCTATCTGGTGTCTTTTATAAGAGAAACTATCTTGGAGAGTGGACTCTTGCCGAGGGTGCGATCTTTGATTTTTTTGACCGCAATTTGCACGTGGTTAGCCGTCCTCCAAGGGCTGCCGACTATTGGATTGTCGGAGTCGATTACGGAACAAGCAATGCATTTGCTGCTGTTCTTGTTGGGGTTAATGTGGGGAAGTACACCCAGGAAAGCGCGATGTGGTGGGTAGAGAAAGAATACTACTGGGATTATAAGAAGAGGAACTATCAAAAGACAAGCTCGGAGTTTGCTGATGACCTCAAATCCTGGATGGACCCTTTTTCTGTTAAGTCTGTTTACCTCGATCCTTCTGCTGCTAATTTTAGGCTAGACTTGCAAAGGCGCGGGATACATCCTGTTAACGCTAATAACGACGTAAATGACGGGATTATTAAGACCATGGACTTGATTAAGGGTGGAAGGCTGTTTATTTGCTCTGAGTGCGTAAATCTTATTAAAGAGATGGAAACATACGTCTGGCATCCCAAGTGCCTAGAGAAGGGCGAAGACGAGCCTTTAAAGATGAATGATCATGCCGTTGACGCCTTAAGGTATGCTGTTAACACACACAAGCCTCAAAGGTTTGATCATGGCGATGGGCGTACATTGGGTTTTAAGGGGCCGGATATACCTTGGAAACCCTCGGGACAATATGGATTTCGATAAGGATAGGAAATAAATTATGGTTAAATTAAGACAAATCACATGCCATAAAGCTAGCAATGCGCCGGATCATATTCTGCAAGAGATAGAAACTCTCATGAATAAGTTAATAGATGCTATATATCCATTGGTTAAGGATGAGCCGCCTAATATTATTCTATCAGCCTTTAACCGCCTTCACGCTGCTATGATTGTCACTATTATAGTCTCCGATGCTGATGAGATTAAAAAAGCTGCGGTGACGGAAGCTAAAGGCCTTATATTGAATGTTGAGGATATTGGTAATGTTAAGATATTTACTGATAATACTTGAATGGGTTGGTAAATATGGGCAATCTTAAAAAAAGAAAGTCTAAACCTGATGATCAAGAGAAATCAGACTGCGGGGGTTTCTTGCGTAATCTCTGGATTAATTCTCCTCTTCGCCGCTATAAAAGCGGAGTGTTTTGATGGTTAGAAAAGGAAAACTCTACAGAAAAAAACTGGACGCTATAGCGGATCAAATCCACTCTCGCAACGATCTCCAAGTATTTTATTTGTCTACCATGAAAGATATCCTTCGTCGCTTTTACATTGACGCCTCGAGCGGGTTGGTAGGTGATGAAAATGGGGATATTAATCTTAAAATGATTGACGACTACATCGAAGGATGGGTAGCGACGCACTTTAAAAAGTGTGATGAGAATGAAACTTGAAGTGACGGAAACACAGTTGTTTATGGATATGATTACCTGGGAGCCATTTAAATGATCATTGACTGCATCTCTGTTTTTTTTCGCTGGATGTGTTCTTGTGAAGCTGCAAATGTCGGTCACTTGTTAAAAGGGTTGGGATTGTGTGGAATTGCAATCATGGCGTGGATTTGGCTACAGCAATTCAAGAGAAGGGATGGAAAATGATCATTGACTGCATCGCAGATCTTCACGGACATTATCCGAAACTCGAAGGCGGCGACCTGCTTATAGTGGCGGGGGATTTGACGGCGAGGGATCAGCCAGAAGAAAGACTTCAATATTTACAATGGTTGGCTAACCAGTCTTACAAAAAGAAAGTGTGGATAGCAGGGAATCATGATAATTCTCTTGTAGGCATGTCATTTAGTCCAATTAGAGAAGATGCAGCAGAATACCTCTGCGATTCAGGAACAGAATTCGAAGGCCTAAAGATCTGGGGATCTCCTTGGACAAAGACATTTCCCGGCATGAACCCGCATTGCAAAGCTTTTACCTGTGATACTGAAGAAGAGTTAGCTGAGAAATGGGCGCTAATTCCTGAGGATACGGATATATTGATTACGCATGGGCCTCCTTATGGGATTATGGATGCTGTTCATAGAGAGGTTTTTTGCGGTGAGCGAGACGAATGGGTGGGGAGCGAGTCTCTTTTGGAAAAAGTATTTAGGATTCGTCCGAAGTTGCATGTGTTTGGACATATTCATGAGGGATATGGACGATATAATCATACGCCACGAGAGGGTTCATCTGAGAACCTAGGAATTACCCCGGTTACATTCGTCAACTGCTCCCACGTCAACGAGCGCTATAAGCCTGTGAATAAGCCGGTGAGGGTAGTTTTATGAGGGAAGTTAGGGTTAGTAAGGATTGCAGTCCGTTTCCCATAGGCACGATGCACTTGGATTCTTCAGCGCTTCGGTGGTGGAGTTTATATGATATTGCTGAACATGGCGATACTTGTATTGAAATATGGGTACCTATAACGGAGTGGGGCGCAAGTGGGTCACTTGCCCGAGGGAATTCCTCCTGTTAAATTCTTCTCAATAGACTTTTCTTCTTTTCTTTAATTATCTGCTTTTTCAGATCTTTAGAGCCGATATAAATGGGATTGTCGTTTGCCATGTTATGAATCCCTTTGAAGAGCTCAAAAAAGCCGCCAATGGTGTTGTGATAGCGTATCTTTTGCGAATGGGATGAGATTCTCTTCAAGAACGTTTCTCTATTGAAAGCCTTACACTCTAGAAGAAGCATGACGGATTTCTTAAACGATGGAGATTGTGTATACTCCTGCGGCGCAGGTTTACCTAGCTCTGACAACGCTAGTAATTTTACTTTGTCAGAAACTTGCTTGATGTATTCAATCTTGTCCAGAGCGTCCGCAAACGCCTCTTCGGCATTAATTCTAAAACTTCCGTTTCTTATTTTCTCCAAGTTGGCTGCTCCGTCGGAGTGAGATAGTGCTAAAAACTCTATGGGGGTTATGCCATGAACGTTACAAAACTCTAAAATCCTTTTAAACAATTCATTCCCTAGAGACGCCCAAAAGTGGAGGTGATTTGCAATCACCCAATCCTTTCTGGTGGATTGCATAAGAGGGATGTCGGATATTTCCATATCGTCGGCAATAACATACCATATCTTCTGTTTGGCAATGATTGCGGCTTGCAACGTGTTTTGCCCGTCGTATACCTCCATTTTTTTATTGACTATAACAGGTCTGTACTTCACTAGGTTCTTCTTAAGCAACGACATCGCCAGTTTTTTTATGTGGTTAGGAATGACGTCCCTATTGGCATCTAGCTTTTTAAACCTGGAGTAATCTTCTGTTACGTAAACTATAATGCTACTGTCTGCTGTGTGTTCCATATAACCTCTTTTTGGATTGTTTATACTTCCTCTTAAATACCTCCTTATTTTTTTTCATTAATAAAAACTTTTATTTTATCAAAGAAGTCTCCCAATGGCGGGTAGCGTAAATAAAATATTTAGTGATACATTTGCCTTAAGATATAGTAAAAAAATCTTGAGGCCGAATTGTCTTTCTATTATCCCCCTTGGAATAATGCTTTAGAGCCAAATCAGGGCAATGTAAGGCAATGGCTTGATAATCTTTACAGCAAGTTTCAGCCTATAGAACAGGCGAGATGGAATCAGTCGAATATAGATACTTTATTCTATGCGGGTTCCCAGACCTTTATCAATCGGTACTTCAACTTCACTCCTTCTTTCAGTTACCAAAACTTTTACTTCAATCTGCTTCAGCAGCCCGTGAACATGGTGACTGGGTACCAAAGGCAGCACAGAAAGTCTTTCAATTATATTCCTTGTGAGGGCGCAGACCCTCAGACAACAGATCAGTATACGCGGCTCATGACTCATGTCGCTAACTCCGAAGGTATTCACGAACAGTTTTCTAGGGCCTGTGAGCAGGCGTGTGTCACGGGTATGGTTCTTTTGCAGCCATACCTTGATTACAATTCAAGTGATCCGGCACAAGGGCAGTTAAAGCTAAAATTGTGGGAGTACAATTCATTTCTAGTAGATCCGTATTTCCGCAATTTTGACATGTCAGACGCGCAATTCGTGTGGACTCAAGAATATATCTCAAAGAAAGAAGCTGAGTTCCGATTCCCCGATAAAATCCAAAACATTTCTCCGATGGCGGGGACGCCACAAAGATACGGATCTTTCTATTTTCTCCCAGAGAATTACAACATGGCACGCAATGACCTCATGGTTTTGAGCTATGTATGGTACAAATGGAAGAGAAAAAAGAAAAGGCTGTATTCACAAAAACGCAAGCAATTTTTCGATTTCGCTGGAGGACAAGAGCAACTCGATATGCTGCTTTACAATATTCCAGATATGGAAGAAGTTAGCGTAGAGGTCCCTACGTGGAAATTAGCGGTGGTGCTCAATGATCAACTTATGTTTCAGGGTGACAATCCTCTCGGCTTTGATGATTGCCCTTTCGTCCCTGTTTTTTGGAATTATGAGCCGCATATCAACTACTATGACCTTAGATGCCGTGGTCTCGTGCGTACTATGCGCGACTCTAATTATCTACTCAATAGACGCATTATCATCAATCATGACATTTCTGAGGCGACCATCAACCAAGGATGGAAAAGAAAGGTAGGTGCAGTAGCTAATGAGGATAATCTTAAGAAGTCTGGCCAGGGCTGGGACGTCATAGTTAACGAGGGTTACGAGTTAACGGATGTCGAGAAGATAATGCCGAGTGCTGTCCCCGAGTCTGACTTCGCCCTAGCAGACCAGCTTAGAAGCCTTATATTCGGGACATCTGGAGTCGACCTGGAGAACTGGTCGGCTCAGCAGGATAAGCAATCTAGTTCTCTTACAACCCTTATAAAGCAAGCTGCTAACCTAATGGTATTGCAGAAGTACTTCGACCAATGGGACCAGTCTTTGAAGTGTGTTGGTGAAAGGCTTCTTCAGGTTGTTCTCAATAAGTGGAACGCCGAGAAGGTGGGCCTTCTTATCGGAGATGAGCCAAGTCCTTTCTTCTATTCTAAAATATTCTCCAAGTTCCAAGTGATAGTCGAAGAAGGGGAACTTACGCCAACACAGCAGAATATGCAAGCGCAGTCCCTCATGGATATCAACCAGGCGTTTGGCCGTGAGGTGTTCCCACCTTCTATGATCGTTCCGCATCTGAATATCACAGGTAAGGCTGAGGCGATTCAGTTTCTACAGCAGCAGGAGCAACAGCAAGCGGCTATTCAGCAAGAGGCTACTAATATTCAGCATGCCTTTGAAGAGGCGAAACTTAAGGAGTTATATGCGAAGGCTACCAATCAGATTGCGGCTGCGAAAGAGCGTTATGGCAGGTTTGAAAGTAACATCGGCCTCCTTGAGGAGAGAATGGCGGAGGTTTCGAAAAATCGTGCGCTCTCTACTAAGGCCAAAATGGAGGCGCTTGAAAAAATGGTTGAGGTTATCGGGAAATACGGCGAAATCGAAACTATGCTTAAGATGAATGACATCCAGTCCTTTGAATATGCTGATAAGGCTATGGAAGAACAGGACAAGCAAGAGGCACATGAACAGGCCGGATCTGATGAGTTTTTGTCTAAACTGATGAATAATAACTTTCCTGCTCAAATGGGTGGCCAGCAGCAGCAGCAAGGTTTGTGAAGCGTGTCGTAAGGAACACTATCCATAAAATGATCAATCCCATTCATCTTTATCTGGAAGACTCAGCTCTTTTCTTTCCTTTTTAGTCATTCCTTGCCCGGGGCGCCGGACAAGTTCTTCTATTATGTGCTCAGCCTTTCCCTTTTTCATGGACTTTGCAACCTTTTCTGTTATGGCAGTCCAATAATGGAATCTTTTTCTAAAATCCTGGAAAATTTGATGATTTAAAATATACCAGTGTCCATTTTTGTTTATTCGCCTTTTTTTTGCTAATCCATTCGCAATCTGAAGCGCGAGTGTTTTGTTATAGATGGGTTTAAAGACGTGATAATATTTATATCGAGACATCTCTTTAAAATATGCTGCCCACTCTGGGTCTTTTCTTAATTCCCTGAGTTTTAATTTGTTCCATTGTTTGTTCTTTAAAAAACATCGTTCGCAATATTTGTTCCAATGCATTTGTTCTACAGGAAAAACAGAGGCACATCCTTTGCAGCGAAATTCGCCGGCCTCCTTAATTCTTCGATCAGTGACGCAACATTTACACGCGAGATCGGTTTCAGGATTGCTACCTCTAGGAAAAGAATGACAACTCTTGGATATGCCACATCCGCTACATAAATAACGTTTCCCTTTTTTTAGCCTAGGAGATCCTTTATATATCGCATGTCTTTCTCTCGTAAGTTGTAGACAGACTTTGCAGATCGAACTTTGTTTTTCGTTGTCCTTTTTGTGTCTTCTCTTGGGAAATTCCTCTTTTTTTTGCCATTTTCTGCAATACTGACATGGGGCATAGTCTTTTTGCGTTAATTCATCGAATGAACATCGAGTACAAGCATTTAAATCTCCTATGAATTGATTATTCGGTCGTAGTTGGTTACATTTTGGACAAATCTTCGCTGTTTTTCTCCAGTGAAGCTTTTGATTTTTTGATAGAGTCATTGGCAATCTCTTCTATGTCTATTCCAATTCCATACTTTCTTCTTATCGAATATCTTTTTCCATGGTAGCGAAACATTTCTTTAATTTGGTAGCTTTAAGTTTAAATTTACCCTATTTAGAGGTGTATATGTCTGGACGTAGAATAGATGAC